TCTGGTTCGTGGGGGGGCGAGCGGAATTGGGGGGGTAGTTCCATTGCCATCGGCAGAGTTCAGTTTGGCGTTAGCCGAACCCGAAGCGTTAGCTTCACTTGGGTTAGTCGGGAATAGATTTGGTTGAGTTACTACTTCCGAGGAATGTGAGGCCATTGCCGAACTTTCCTCTTCCTCCTCGTAGGAGGTTAGGAGGTTTTCTTTAATGTCTTTCTTTACTTTACTAAGTCTATCTTTATTAGTCAGAGGTTTTCCCGAGTCGGCGAAATCCCGAGTCGGCTTTTCACTGAGTCGGGAGTCTTCTTGAACTTGAGGTTCGTCATACACGAAATACTCCCAACCACCCGGATTTACACCGCTATTGGGCTGGCGAAAAACATACTTCTTTGCAATAAGCTCGTTCATACCAGAAACCACGGACTCGTAACCATCAGTAGATGCTTTCGCCAACTGCGATAAATACACTGACCACTTATCGGGTTTGGATAGCAAATAGCACAAGATAGCTTTTGCCTTGAAACTCAACTCTGTATTGTTGAGCATTTCATTTGGAATCACTGTGTAATTAGCCTTTCGTTTTTGACGTATAATGTTTGGCATATCTTTTTTCACTTAGACCCCTCTTCCCAACTCGCGTCTTCATTCAATACCCACTTCTTGTCTTTATTGAGTTTCAAGAAGCGAAGTCCAACCAATGTCATAAAAGCGTTGTTAGCTTGTGTTTCTGTTATGCCAATAATGTCGGCGACATCTTTAATGTCTTTTGCGTCAAAACCGCCATCGTAATTATCAATGACTGCGAATACTTGTTTCTTCCTATCGTCGATGATCGACAATCTGATTATTTCCTTGCGAACGAAGATACCATCGTTCTTTTCTAATGGATTCATTTTATGAAAGGCGACCCCTTGTGACACCGGAAAAGTGCGGCAACAGACGCGTAGGAGTGGCAGTGCCACAAGGGATCATATATTGTTATGTTAATTTACTGACTTTTCATTTACCTCGGCTCCTACCCCGAAGGTGCAATTTCTCGCACGACTGAAAACTACTACAGGTTGTATTCTATGTCAAGCACCTTTTTCCTGACGGCAGGAAAATGGTTATCGGTTCCGATAATTAGTCTACACCTACTTCGTTGATCTCACCATTTGACCAAGCATACATCCTGTCGTTGAGGAGTTCGTAAATCTCTTCTGCACTCTCTGCGTCTTCACATTGGAAGATGGCGCGGCGTTCACCGATACCTTCTCCGTTGATAATGAAATCACATTTGTAAACTACATCTCCTCCAGTTCCATTGGCGAGCATGATAGCTGTGTTATCCTTCCTCATTGCCATAGAGCAGATGCCATTTTTATTTTCGTAGGTAGCCATGAAAGAAGTTTCAAGTGCAGTGGCAAGAGACATATTTGTAACTAAAACTGTCTTCCTTACGCTGGCTATCAACTCTTCAAGTTTCGGGTTTAATTTATTCATTGGGTTTGTGTTATCCATAAGCAATCATAGTATCAAAAAAGTGTTGACTTGTCAATAGTCTTGGTTTATTTTTTCTGGAAATGAGACATCCTTTAGAAGACGCATACGAGTCCTGTATGACTGCTTACGAGCAATCACGCATGGTTCGTTCTATCGGGAGGAAAACTTTCGCCACCCAGTTGCGTGAGACTCGCAGGATGTTGCGGCTGACTGTCCGAGAGCTTGGAGAGAAGATCGGCGTGACTGGATCACTCATCAACCAGATCGAAGTAAACTCCAAGAGCATCCTAAAGAAAGAACAAGTAGAGAAAGTAATCGCACTATGCTACGAAGAAAAACCCCACTTAAAGCAAAAACGGGTTTCAAAAAGCGCGGAGGAAAACTAAATACCTTTTCTCAAAGGGGCAAACAAAGGAATGAGTCTTATAGGAAAGTTAGGAAAGAATACCTTGAGGAAAAAGATTACGCCTGTGAAGTTTGTGGGATGTATGCAACTGACATTCACCATAAAAAGGGCAGGGGCAAGAACCTTTGTAAAAAAGAATCATTCATGGCAGTCTGTAGAAAATGTCATACCTACATTCACGACAACCCTGCATGGGCCAGAGAGAACAATTATCTAATTTATGAATACAACGTTTGAATCCCGCATCATTTGCGAGGGAACTGAAGTAAGTGAGAACCCAACAAAGATTCTGTTTAGGCAGAAGTTCAACCAATGCTGGGTAAAGAAAAGCGATATTCGCGTGAAAGAAACTCTTGGTTTCCTTGACGGGGAGAAAGTAATCCGTATCGTAGTCCCAGAAGAAGTAGCAAATACCTTGGAACTTGAAGGTATTCTCGATTGATCTTTACTGGGAAGCATGGAGTCATGCAGCTAACTGCGAGCTTTGAAGTAGTCTTGTGTAAAGTGGCAAAAAGAGCCAAACGGCAATACATGGGGCCGTCACTAAAACCATGACCAAGAGTAACGCCTTGGCCCAGTATTCAATTTATATGGTCGGCGGATGAGATGCAAGCGACAGAAACGATCACCTGTGGGCATCAATAATGCTGAGTTAACCCGGCCACCTTTTTGACCAGTGCAAGTGGGGTAGGTGTGCTGTGCCTACCTTAAACCGCTCACCACCTCTACACTGGTCAATTACCAATCTCCGTTATCATCTGATCCGTAGTCATCGTCTTGAGTGGTATCAATTGATACCTCATCCCGCGCCCAAAATCGGTTAGTCGGAACTGGTTTATCGTTTCCGATAAATACAAGTCCATTACGCCGCGCCATTTCAAGGCAGTATAGGAACGAGTCAGCCAAGTCAGGCGAGAATCCTGTTCTACCTTTGAAGTCATCTTTAGTTTCTACAGAAATCTTCTTAGACTTAATCGTGTATCTACGAATGCAAAGTTCCCGCGCCAGTTCATCAGATGGACTGACACCAAAGATAACTCGGCTCTTGAATCCATGATAGGCCGAATACCAATACTCAGATACCAACCTATCGTAAACATCCTTACACGGGCGTTTATCAACCTCTGCCGCGATTCGGTCAGTAGGTTTACCCATAGATGAGATAAGAGCGATTGCCGCGCCAGACGAGTCAAAGCGTAGCCACTCACGAATAATAGCCTGCCCGACTCGACCACCATCACCGGACACGTCCATTCCAAATTTAGATGGTTGCACTCCAGCAGTCCTACAATAATTAACAACTTCGTTAGCCAGTTGGATTTCAAACTCAGCAGCGGCGTTGGCAGATAGTTGGATTACCTTCTGACTTTCTAACCACATAACACGATTGCGAGTCCCTCGCACATACCCAAGTTTGGCGATGGTCAGAACGCACCTATCTCCACCAACTGTAAATGCAGTATCGAATCCTGCTACCTTAGTAAATCCTTCAGAATCCCAAAGTGGTTCTTCGTTGGTATCGGCGTTACGAATGAGATCAGCAGTTAGAATAGTCTGAGCGAATCCCGTCTTCGGCCACCAACCGATAGCGTTACGAACATAGTCGATAGCATTCTCGTCTCCGTAACATTGTTTGAGCATGATCTCCTGCTTCTTCCGATCCATAAGAAACGGGAATGGAGATGGTTCATTGGGAGGAGCATCGAAGTTAGGAGACTTCATGCCATTGTAGAACAAGCAAACGCCAGTCTCTGTTTCCCACTTCATTAAGTCTGGATTGACTGAATCGAAGTTTGATTGACCTTTAGGCATAGCCCAACGAGTGTGTGGGTTATCGCCTGCTGACGGGTTTCCGATACCGATAAATGTAATATCGTTATTTGCTGAAAGGTTAACGCGAGCAGTGATTGCTCCTAACTCCATTTCTGGTAACTCATCAAGTGCCAAGCGAACACGATCATTTTTACGACCACGGGTAGTATCAATAGCCTTCTGACCTTCGTTACCAGACTGAAAGGCGAGAGCTTTTATCGCATTACGATAATCTTTATCTTCGTCGTTGGATGCACCTCCCCAAACAATCATATGGCGATAGTCGATCAACTTACCATATTGAACACTGGCAGACTTCCATAGTTTAGAGATGATACCCCAGATACGATCTTCAGATGCACCCAGAGTAGTTGTAGCAACCCAAGAAGAAGTGCAGTGTGGGGCAGAACACCAATCAAGATAAATCCAAAGTGCAACTGGAAATGACTTACCCATTGAAGCCGCGCCTGCTAAACAGATGTCAGTATTGGAACATAACTCATCCAGTGTCCTAACTAATTGAGTATTCGTATATCCTCGACTGTAGATAGAAACCTCAGTCGGCCACTGAAGTTTCACGGCATTAAGGAAATGCTCAGATGGAGAAAGTAACTTAAAATCTGTTAGATTAATATTGTGCTTAACGCAGTATTCTTTTCCATACTCTCCACGGGAAATTGCATAGCAATAAAGTTCTATCCCAAGTTCGTCCATGTTTTCTGGGAACTTCATCCCATATTTTTGAATACCCTTGTTGGAAGAAAAAACTCTTGACATATCAATAAGAAAATATATTTTCCGTCGAAAGGCAAGATGAAACTGAAAAACAAAAACCTCGCTCCAGTCGGTGGCTTTTACTGGAAGTATGAGATCAAGCGTGATAAACTCACATTTCCTGCTATTGTTTACGGAAGCACATGGAGTAGCTTGATGCAGAATATCCAAAAGGATTATCGCTCAAACGGAGTTGAACTACCAAGCAATATTGAGCAGATGGTTGAAGATCAAATCTGCCAGCGTCAACCAAGTGATCGTTGCTGGTATGCTGATGGAATTGGGGATCGTATTGCCAAAGCTATCCATACTGTAGCAGCGGCTACTGATAAGGTTTTAGGAACTAAACTTGAGCATAAAGCTCGCGGATGTTCTTCTTGCAATAAAAGAAGGACTGCACTAAACAAATTATCGTAACCGATAAAAACATATGCTATCCGTAGGAAACGACCAATTTTCACTTGCTGTTTTAGATCAAGACGGCAAACCACCAGAAACACGAATCTCCAACGCGAATCACGCTTGGAACATAGCAAATCATCTTCGACTTGCTAACATCGGGCGCGAGAACAAACGCATCCGTATCTATAAGGCGTATAAGATGTTCCCGCCTACGGGATACAGCAAGCTCGCAGAGAAGCGACTGCCTTGGCAATCAGATGTGAACTACGGACAACTTGGATTTATTGTTGATAACCAGAAGTCCAGTTACTACGATGTGATTACCGAACGGCAGGCTTGCTGCACAATTACTACTAAATACGGAAATGAGAAAGAACGTCTTGTTAATACAGAAAACATCACTACCGCATTTGATAAAGCAGTTCGTGAATGGCCCGGATACCTCTACAATGCAGAGCAAGACCTTGAGGAAATGTTGCTATATGGAAAAGGAATTGGAATGTGGGATTCACCAATGGGATGGATGCCAGAACACGTCTTCCTATCCGACCTTCTCTTTCCAGACGACATTAGGATCGACTTTTCAAACCTTGAAGAGTTTGTCCGGCGTGTCCGTTTGACTCCATACGAACTCTACAAGAAGATTGAGAATCGTGCAGCGGCAGAAGCAATGGGATGGAATGTAGATGCGGCAATTGACGCTATCCGATTCCACCGCGCATTCAGCAACCACCGCAAGACCCGTGAAGACTTCTTCCGCACGATCAGCGAATCTGGATTCAACTGGTCACTATCGGTCAACCAAAAGATTGACCTCTACGAAGTTTACTGGAGGGAGTTTGATGGAAAGATTAGCAAAGCGATTATCCTTCAAGACTACCAACCAATCTCCGACTACATCAACTCCAACATCAAGGGTGCTGGCAAGATCAGCGAAGATGACATCCGAACCCAACACGGGTTTATGATGCTCAAGATTGGACTCTTCGATTCATGGGATGATATCATGTATATGCTTACCGACTCTGTTGGTAGCGGACTCTTCCAAGACATCAAGAGCCAAGCAGAATCGGCATTCGTAGCTTGCCGTCAGTATGACTTCACAATGAACTCGCTGGTTGATGCCGTCCGACTCAACTCCATGTTGATGATCGAAGGACAAGGGCCAGACGCAACCAAGATGCTGAAGCAGATGGAGTGGTTGCCTATCAGCGTAATGCCAGATGGAGCAAAGTTCATCCAGAACCGCTTCCAACTTCCAGTAGCAGAAAGCATGAGCTTCATGCAGTTCTTCATGGGAGATATGTATAGGGGCATGGGGCAGTATCGCATCAACGCTCCTACTGCTGGAGGAAAGCAAAGGACAAAAGGCGAAGCAGAACTGGATGCTGCCGAGTCAGCTAAACTATCTGGAACTCAGATTCGCCGATTTAACGAGTGCCAAACTCTTTACTTCAAACAACTCTACAAACGCTTCGTTAACTCAAAATCCAGCGATGATGGATACGAGTATGTTAAGAAGTTCTATGAGATTCTTGAAGAACTCGGAACTCCCAAAGAAGCCGCGCAATGGAAGAACATCACAAGCATCCGCTCCAACCTCATCAATGGTGCAGGTAGCCCATCGTTCAAGCTCATCACAGCAGAGAAGCTATTGCAGATTACAGCAATAACTCCAGCAAACGAAGGACAGGAGAATGCAGTTAAAGATGCAATTGCGGCACTATCTGGACGAGACAACGTAGCTCGCTACCGCAATACTAAACCAACAAAGATTACTGATGTCGCCCGTATCATTGGATTTGAGAATGCTGGTATGACTGATGCGTTCGTCAACCCTGCAAACTTCCCTGTGCTTCCAACTGATCCGCATATCGAACACGCTGAAGGTCACTTCCAAGACTTGATGATTCAGTTGCAAACAAACTTGCAAGCTGTTCAACAAGGTAAACCAGAACTTGCTGAAGTGTCTAAAGCGGTTCGCGCATCACAATTCAAGGGTGGTCATATCATGGCGCACGTTGAATTCATTAGCAAAGACCCATCGAAGCAGGACTTCTTGAAACAATTCATGCAAGGCATGGGTGAAGCTCAAGCTATGGCTGACGAACTCCAGCAGGTTTATATTCAGATGGCAGAAGCTGAAGCTCAAAAATCCGGTCAGCCTAACTCCGAGGAAGACATCAAACTCCAATACCTCGCTGCTAAGTCTGGCATTGAGATTGATACCAAGAAGAAGCTCGCTGACATATCGATTGGTAAGGCTTCTATCTCACACGCTCAACGCACCGAGCAACGCAAGGAACAAGGCATCACCCAACTTGCACTTCAGAAGGCTAAAGCTCGCGCTGAGATTCAGAAGACCAAAGGCAAGATGAAGGCAGAGCAACCAGAGATGGAAGCTCCAGAGATGGAAGAAGAACCAGAGGAAGAAGAGACTGAAGAAATGGAAGTCGAAACTCCAGAGGCTACCGAAGAAGTTGAGATGGAAGAAACACCAACACAAACATGACAACAGAAAAAGTAAAATCCCTATGCGCGGCAATAACCTCACACGAAGACTGGAACAAACTACAGGCGTATTTACTACTTAATGTAAACCCACCAGAAGGAGTAACAACGCTTATCCATGCAATCAAAACTATTGAGGCTATTGGAACTGAGGAGCAAGGAGCATTCAAAAAAACAAAAGCTGCTGGAAAACATAAAGAGCCAGCGGATAACACAATTGATCCAGACCTCGACGAAATCTAATTTATGGCAGACGCAAACGACACAGCAGAAGTAATCAAAGAACTAAAGGCCAAACCCCAAGTTCCGATTAAGGGCAATACATCTGACTTCCTCAAGAAGTTCAGCCAACAACAAACCGACGAAGGCAAGCCGAGTGCTACCAATGTTGGTGATCCCAATCTCGGCATTAAAAAATTCAATGAAGAAGAACCACCAGAAGAACCAGTGGCGGGAGTTACCGAAGCTGAAATCACATCTGACCGAACAGGAAAAAAGAAAGGGTTTGTTGAGCGGCAAATCGAAGAGAACCGCAAACTCAAAGAAGAACTTGAGAAATACAAGAAAGATGAAATCCCCAAGTTTGAAACCAAAATCCAAGAACTTGAGAGATTGGTCGCCGAGTCAACATCGACTAAAGAAACCAACCACTACCAAGAACAACTCAACAAAGCCAACCAAGAGAAGTTGGACGTTGAGCAACAACTATCAGAGCAGATCAAGGAACTTAGGGGTAAACTGGACTTCCATGATATTACGAGCAATCCAGACTTCAAAAAGACTTACCTCGATCCTATCAAGAATACCTACGACACTGCGCGACAATTGCTATCGAATGATCCAACTCTTCTTTCGACATTCTCCCGTGCTGTCAATGCAAATGCCTCCATCTTCAATGCGTCCTCCGAAGAGGATCGTCGAGCGGCAGAAGCCGACCGCGACCAAGCGTTCGAGGAAATCACGAACTCGCTCTCGCAATTCAAGCAGTATCAATTCGCGGAGCAAGTCAACAGCTTCATCAAAGCAACTCAAGGACATCACGCAGCTCTTGTCAACTTTGAAGAAACCAAGCAGAATATCATTCAAACCGCTAAACAAAAAGAGCAAGAAGGCAGGAACAAGTATCTGAACCAGTGGCGTGAAGGCTACAAGAACACTCAACAGGAGATTGATCGGGCTACCGAAATTCCAGATGTGGTTGCTGACTACATGAAGGAAAAGGGAATCAAGTTTGACATCTCCCGCGACGAGGCTATTGCGCTGGCAGCTACACAGCAGACCAACGAGCAGGCATCAGTTGAAGACATGAATCGACTGATCCACCAAGGCCGCGCCTACCAGAAGATTCAAGCGCAACTAAAGGCATACCAAGAGATGGTGAAAGAGAAAGACGAGTATATCGCGCAACTCAAAGGATCGTCGCGCATCTCCTCATCACCAAGTGCATCGGATTCCCAGAAACCAAGAATGAGTATTGCCGAAGGACTTGCCAGTAAATTGGCACGTTTCTCTCCACAGGGTAGGGCGACCGCATAATCCCATCATTCTTGTTAGCTGGAAGGGGGGTAAGGTAAAACTTACTCCCCTTTTCATTTTTTTTAAAAAAGTTGTTGACATAACAAATAGTCAGTTGCATTGTCCCGAAAAGAGAAATCCGAAAGTTATCGTTTACGATAATCATTAGGGATTCAGCCGCACTCTGGTTGGCGAGTTTTCGACCTCGCATGAAAAACGATTTCTGGACAGAAAGAAACTCTGGGTTGAGTCCAGCAGAGGAAACCAAGCACTCGCTTGCTATTCCTCATGGTGTAGTTTGCGGTGCAAAACTAAACTAAACCAAAATCAAATAAATCAATGAGCGATCAACTCTACTT